CTAATCTTACTCCTAGAGAGGAATAAGTTAAGCATGGTCTCTCGGTCAATGGTTGGGGGGTTATGCTCGAGGTCCTCGTAGAGGCCTCGGTCTCGCAAGACCTGATCCAGCTCGACCAACCCAGCAAGGGTTGATCGGGCTTGGCTTAGGGTCTTAGGGGGTACGGGAGAGATTTCTCTGCCAAGAAGAAAAGTTCTCTTGGCTATCTCGCCACAGGATTCAACTCCTGTGGAGTCAGTGGACTTAGCCTCGGATATATCTACTCCGAGCTGAGTCATGACCGTCCTGTACTTCCTTCCCACATCAAGATCTCCAATGGCGACATCATCACCGATTACCATGTAATCACTGAAGTCGGCTTTGCCGACTTCGATTGCACAGTATCGGATGATGGCGTGATGGGTCAGAGCCATGGAGGCCCATGAGCTTAGTAAGCCCATGGGCTGTCCCACGGCATATCGGATGACCCCTAATGGTCCTTGGACGTCTCGTTCTGAGACGATCTTAGACCATAGGGCTCCGATTTCCTCAGAGAACATGAATTTTATAACATGCTCTTGCAGGATCAAAGGAAGCCTGTCTGTGGCGGCCGTAAGGTCGTAACACAGTAGGTTCTTTCCTTGTCCTGTTAACTCCTTCAGCTTTGTTGCTGTATTGGAGTGTGAGGCTGTTCCATCACTCGGAATGGACCTTAGCCAATGCATTAATTTATCGTGCATCGGCTTTAGTACCATTTGGGTCCAAATATCCGGTATACAGATCGGGCGGGTTTTACCGCCCCCTTCTGATATCAGATGGATTCTTAGACTGGGTTTTCCCCGGTCGACGAATCTTCGGGCCCTCGCTTGTTCGAGAGACTCATTATATACTGATGAGTATTTCTTGGCCTTCAGCTCTGTGAAGAGCAGTCGCGCCAAGGGGAGATGTTTCGTCTCCCAATGTTTCTCTCTCTCAAGCGCCATGGCGTCATAGAGACTAGTCACGCCTATTGCGCGGGGCCCTGAAGCCCCTGCTTTAAGCGTGGCGAAGATGGGGCGATCATCACATTGTTCATATGGAGATTTATTTCTCCACGTGGACAGGATATCAGGAATTTTCTTCCTGATTTCCTCGGTGATGGTAGCAGTCGCATCCGCATCCTTTGGCCCCTCAGTAACTGTTTTTAGTACTGAGGGATCGGGGTCTAGGTGGTCCAATTTGTACACACCCAAAAGGGTTGTGACATAACGGATCCACCATGTATCCCCGCGAAGTATTTCCTTCTTCGCGAAGGATAGGAGTTTTGGAAAACCAGACTTGTCTGTGGAAATCCACAGAGTCTGGTCCAACTTAGGCCGTTGTTTCAGACTTGCCATAGTGGCAAACCTGAACAACTCCTTGAAAGCTCCTATAGCGCTCTTGGTTCCTCTCTTCCTCTTCCAGAGGGAGTAGGTTCCAAGGACGTGTGAGGTGTGTCGCCGTTCTCCTGGTATTGACCAGAAGAGGATTGACAAATTCTCTTCAAATGTTGATAATCGGGTTCCGGCCTGGTTAGAGGCGCTGTTTAGCGTTTCTAATCGTTGCTTTCGCTTCATTATGAAGGTGCGGAGTCGGGGCCCAAGACCTCTCGGAGAAATCCGGGATCTCGAGCCATATTTGTCTGTGCCTGTTT